AACGCGGCCAAGATCACGGGTGACCATGCGGATCTATACGGGGAACATGTCGCGTTTTTCGATAAAGTCGCCGCATTGGCCACTATCAAGCTAGGGCGGCCCATGAGCGGCCATGATGCTATCATGGTGCAGATAGCGCTTATTGAGGCGCGCATAGCTAACCGATGGGACGGTTTAGAAAACTACGCTGAAATTACTAGTTTGCACGCTATTGCTAGCCTTTACATTCAACCCAAGCACATGCGCTCCATGCTTGATACGGTCGAAAAGGACATAGCCGACATGGCCGCCAAACTAGTCAAAGCACCGGAGGGCGCGCCCAATGCAAACAACGCACCCAATACTTGACGCCACGCTCGACGGTCACAGGGGGCGCGCTGAGAGGCGCGTCAACCCCTACCCTTACAACACGCTAGACTGGCTTGCATGGCGCGCGGGCTATGAGCTGGCGGCCATGGGCTGGCCCGCACCACTTGACGCGCGCAAGGTGAAGGGTGACGCTATTCAAGCGCGCTACGCCAAGCGCAAGATTAAGGTATCGTTCAGCGGGGAAAGGGCTTTTGTAAATGTCTATTAGCAAGCCACAACAGTTTTGGACTGTGCAAGAGTGCGCTACGGCCATGCAACTAGTCAAGAAAGGCGCAACAGCGGCGGCCATAGGCGCGGCCATAGGCCGAACCCGTAATAGCGTGATAGGCTGGTTGCACCGCGCTGGGTTGAAACTGGGGGGCGGGTCACCGCCCCCTAAGACGCCCGCGCCTACCCTAACCCGACCTGTGGAGCGGCGCGCCAAGCCCAAGCCGCCCGCGCAGCCGCGCTATGCGGCGGGGTACGCGTACATGACGGGGGCGGACCCTACCCCGCCCGCGCCGCTGCCCAAGCGTGCGCCGCTGCCGCCATTGGGCAACCTAATGACGGCCACGGCCAATCAATGCCGGTGGATCGACACGGCGCCCGCGATATGCGGTCGCGACACTAAAACAGGCGCGAGCTACTGCCCGCACCATCATGCTATCGTGTACCATAAGAAGGACTGAGACATGACCGACGACGAGAAACGGAAAGAGATAATCGAACATATTAACGCAACCTACAAACCGCCGGAGGACACATGGTTGCAACGATGGTTTACGTTGCAAGCGCAACGCGCCACGCCGAAGGAGTTAACCAACATGCTGCACATTGTGAGGAGCAAAAAGAATGATACACAAGGATGATCAACTAGCATTTGTGCACATAATCCTGCTTTACGCTGCGGTAGGCGCGCTGCTAATCTTGTTGTTGGGTGGCTGCACCGTCACTGTCAAACAAGGCACCGCGCCGCCCGTGGACCCGTTAACCCGCAAACACTATCCAACATTGGAGAACAGGACATGAAACGCTATATTGAGGTTGAAATTGAAGAAACAACCGTCAAACTGTATAAAATTCCAATTGAAGGCTCTATGAGCGAGACGCTAGAATATATTGGCGCAAACATTAACCGCCTCGCGGAAGATCACAATTCATACGGCGCGACAAACACAATCGCCGCGTTAGGTATATTTCTTAGAGAGGACAAATAACCATGACCAAAAAAACACCCGCATGGACGCGCAGCGAAGGCAAGAACCCTAAAGGCGGCCTGAACGCTAAAGGGCGCGCGTCATACCATGCCGAGACAGGCGGCACGCTCAAAGCACCCGTCAAGTCAGGCGACAATCCCCGCCGGGCATCGTTCCTTGCCCGCATGGGCGGCATGGACGGGCCGGAGCATAAGCCTAACGGCGAGCCGACGCGGCTGCTCAAATCACTAAAGGCGTGGGGCGCCAGCTCCAAAGCCGACGCTAAGGCCAAAGCGAAAACCATTAGCGCGCGCAACAAGAAGGACAAGTGACTATGACCACCGACCCGCCCATTGAGGCGCGACACGAGACGCACGGGGACTACGCCAACACCGCGCAAGTCTCACAGCACCTCAAAACGACCATACGCAACGCCCGCAACTGGGCGCGGCTGTCCTGCGACAAGCGCGAGAGCCTAGACCTGATCATGACCAAGGTGGCGCGGATCATGTCAGGCGAGCCTAACGAGCCGGACCATTGGCTGGACATCGAGGGTTATGCCATGCTAGCGCGCGAGCGCTTGGGCGAGACCGTCGCGGCACGCGAGGCGCGCCTATCTAACGACGGGCACCGAATCACTCCGACTGTGCTGGTAAGACCGTGGGAGCGCAAACCATGAAAGACCCGCGCGACACACTAACCCCCGACCTGTTCGCGTCGGCACCGACGCAGGTACCCGAGTTCGAGGGCATCTCATACACCCTATACGCCGATCATGAGCGCGAGGTAATCACCCTACTGGCGCACCGCGACAACTCGTTCTCGGTGTTCTATGACCAACAAGCCCGCGACTTTTGGCACGACTACATCGCCGAGCTTAAAATCAACGGGTTCAACGCCGACGAGGCGCTGGAGATGCTATGGAGGCAAAACGATGAACTATAAGCAGCTATGCGACATCGCCGACCAGATGACCGAAGCCGCCGCACACATGGCGGACCTTGCTAGCATCCTGCGCGCTGCCGTCACCGAGGGCGTGCAAGAGAAAATTGACTGGGAGAAGCTGGAGAAGCAGATCGCGGTTGAGCTAAACCAATTAGAAGGAAAAGACTGATGCACATGTTAATGATTGAAGCCGTTTGCCTGATTTTTGTTGCGGTGATGCTCGACATCATTTAACACTAATGACAACAGGAGAGGATAAGACATGCAACATTCTAACATCGTTGGCGGATCAACCGCCAAGCGCGTGATCAACTGCCCCGCATCCGTAAACCTAGTGAACACCGTCCCGCCTAAGGGCAGCTCTGGCTATGCCGACGAAGGCACCATGCTGCACGCGGCTATGGCGGAGCACTGGGATAAGGGCCACGACCCCGAGACGTTCTTAGGGTTCGAGCATAGCGGCGTCGAGATGGACGACGACCTAATGCACCGCAAGTTCATGCCAGCGATTAAGGCCGTGGACGAGCTGGACCCTGACGGGCTGATGGAGTACGCGGTTGAGACGCTGGTATCGTTCGAAGGCGCGCAAGAGCTTGAGGGCGTGTTTGGATCGACCGACTTCCTTGGCCGTATTGCTGACACCGCTTATGTGATCGACTGGAAGTTTGGCGACGGCGTTTACGTTGAAGCCGAGGACAACCAGCAACTGCTGTTCTACGCTGCAGCCGCTATGCGCACGCCCAAGGTGTCGTGGGTGTTCAAGGGCGCGACCAAGATCGTAATGGCCATTGTGCAGCCGCGCTTTGGCGTTTCTACATGGGAGACAACGCCTAAGCGGGTCAAGCAGTTCGAGACTCAACTTGTGGCCGCCGTCAAGAAGGCGCGACGGCCCGACGCCGAGTTTAAGCGCGGTGACTGGTGTAAATGGTGCGCGGCCAAGCCCGTGTGCCCGCTTATGACAGGCGCCGCCGAGCGCGCGCTAAAGACACAGATCGACGCGCTGGACAAGGCGCAGATCGGGAAATACCTTGAGGACGCCGCGTACCTCGAGGAGTGGGTGAGGTCTGTGCAAGAGCTTGCAGAGACCATCATCCTAGGTGGTGGCAACGTGGACGGCTGGAAGCTGGTCGAGAAGCGCGCCACTAAGAAATGGGCGGACGAGGCCGATGCTGAAGAGTATTTGTCTCGTCACCTTGAAGAAACCGACTACCTGACCACCAAGATCATTACCCCTACGCAAGCCACCAAACTGTTAGATAAACAGGGTGTTGCGCTTGCGGAAGAGTTTCTTAGTAAGAAGGAAAGCGGCTTAACCCTAGCCAAGGACAGCGACAAGCGGCCCGCGGTTATCACTGCTCAAACACGGCTGGCAACTGCCCTAGCCAAACTTTAAAGGACACGATCATGACAAATCTTACTGTATTTTCTGATGCTAAACTGCCAACCGCCTCGACCATCCAAGGACTGCGCTCATTGCAGACCAACTCAGTCATGTCCGGCACGACCATCTTGAAGATGGACAAGACGGGTTACTGGGTGTTCGGTGCCGACAGCACCGACATTGACCCCGAGACTGAGTGGGCGATCAACCCTAACGAGTTCTTGCACGGTTACATCGCATGGGGCGAGGGCGTGGTGCTGGGCGAGAAGATGGTATCGGTTTCGCATCCGCTGCCAGAGCTTGAGCCTGCCCCGTCGGGCGCACGTAAAGGTTGGGAAACGCAGCTAGGTATGAGCTTGCAGGCAACTAACGGCGAGGACGACGGGCTGGCGGTGCGCTACACCGCGACTTCGGTGGGTGGGCGCAACGCGATCCAGAAGATCGCCAACGCTATCGCCGACCAGCTTGAGGCTGACCCATCCAAGCCCGTTGCCGTGGTGACGCTGGCTAAGGAGACCTACCAGCACAAGCAGTACGGCAAGATCTTCACGCCCGTAATGACCGTCGTACGCTGGGTCGGCATGGACGGCGCAGTGGACGAGCCGGAGGCTGTGGCTGAGGCCACCGTCGAGGAGAAGGCACCAGCGCGCCGCCGTCGCCGCGACTAACTACACGGGGGCGGCGGTCCCCGCCCCCACCCATCACAGGAGAGGACACGACAATGAACATTGTAGACAAGCTGAAATCATCACACTCACTGTTAGGCGACCCGCTCCACCGCGAAGCGTGGAAAGAGATCGAACGATTGCGTTACGAGTTTCGGGAGTTATATGCTGACATTGATATGTTCATGCCCGACACGCCGCTTAAACAAGACATCCTTGACGAGATCATGGGCGTGTTAGGGGAGGCGGACTGATGGACATCCTTGATCGTCTTAAGGACACCCGCACAGGCAAGACCACAAGCCCTGATTGGCCCTATGGGTTGCTACGGGACGCCGCTGACGAGATTGAAAATTTGCGGTCTGACGTTGACTTTTTCATGCACCTATTGGGGCTATTGCCAAATGATAACCCAACTAACACCAACGATACCGATGGACACCCCGAAGGGTCCAGCTAAGGCACACTTTGTGATTGACTACGGTCAAGAACACCATCTGCTATGGGTTTGTTTTCAGGACGACACCGGTGAGTGTTGGACATGGCCCAACCCTAAAATAAAATTACAGGCAAACGTTTCCATGCAACAAAGGATTGATCATGAACATCCTCTATCTGGACTTCGAGACAAGAAGCCGCTGTGACCTACCAACTAAAGGCGCTTACAATTACGCCCGTCACCCCAGCACAAGCGTGCTGTGCATGTCCTACGCCTTTGATGACGAGGACGTTCAGACATGGCACGGCGACGGCCTGATCCCTAAGCGCATCCGCAACCACACAGGAATGATCTATGCACATAATGCGGCGTTTGAGCGTCTTATTTGCCGCGATGTTCTCGAATTGGACTATCGTCTGGTCCAGTTCTACTGCACTGCGGTGCAAGCGGCGGCTAACTGCGCCCCGCGTTCGCTCGAAGATATTGGACGGTTCACTTCGTCCAACATGCGCAAAGACCACAAAGGCAAAGCCCTTATCAAGAAGCTCTGCGTGCCCCGCTCCGACGGAACATTCAACAACGACCCTGATCTACTGAAGGAGATGATTGAGTATTGCGAGCAGGACGTGTGGACCATGCGCGCGATCAGCAAGATGCTGCGCCCGTTGACCGCCGAGGAGCTGTTAGACTACCATGTCAACGAGCGCATCAACGACCGCGGCGTGCTGCTGGACAAACCGCTGGCGGAGGCGGCGGTCAAATACGCCGAAGCCGAAGTGGTCGAGATACAGCAGATCGTGCACGAGGTGACCAAAGGCGAGATCACCTCGGTGCGGTCGCCCAAGATGAAAGAATGGGCGCGCGTCCGCGTTGGACCAACCGCCCTTAACTTTATGAAGGTGGCAGAAGATGGGGAAAAAAGGTATTCGCTCGATAAAACCGTTAGGGCGAACCTCTTGGCGCTTGCGGACGAGAACGAGTCGGAAGTGCCACACGATGTCGCAGAAGTCATTCAATGCGCGGATGATCTATGGTCGTCGTCAGTGGCAAAGTTTAATCGACTTGCAAGCCTCGCAGATGAGGACGATTGCAGGGTTAGAGGAGCTTTTGTATTCAATGGTGGCTCTGCAACTGGACGCGCATCGTCTTACGGAGCACAAGTTCATAATTTCCCCAGAAAATCCCACAACGATGCACTGAACGCGCGCGAAAGTATAATTCAAGGCGCACCGATTGTACCCAAGTACGGCAAACGTGTGACCGACGTGCTCAAGCAGATGCTGCGCCCCGCCCTGATCCCGCACGCGGGGAAGAAGCTGGTTGTGGCTGACTGGTCGAGCATCGAAGCGCGCGTCACGCCGTGGATGACCGACACGCCGCACGGCGAGAAGAAGCTGGAGCTGTTTGCTAGCGGTGCCGATGTGTATAAGCACAACGCCGCCGCTACTTTCGGGGTCCGCCCCGACGAGGTTAACGACCACCAGCGTCAAGTCGGGAAGGTGCAGGAATTAGCCTGCGGGTTTGCCGGTGGTGTCGGTGCGTTTGCCAGCATGGCGCGCATTTACAACTTGACCCTGACCGAGACCGAGAGCCAACGCATGGTTGACGCTTGGCGACGCGCCAACGTCTGGGGGCCGATCTATTGGTCGCTGCTCGAACAGGCGTACCATCGCGCGATGCGCAACAAGGGGCGCGAGATTACGGCAGGGCGGGTGACTTATCTTTTTGATGGACACCATCTTTGGTACGCCCTACCTTCGGGACGTGTCTTGTGTTACCCCCACGCCCGCTTTGACAGCGACGGTATTTCATATGCCAAAGCTGCATGGAAGCCTGCACAGGACGCGAAAGAGTGGCCGCGCGCCCGTCTTTGGAAGGGATTGGCCTGCGAGAATATTACCCAAGCGGTGGCTAATGACTTATTGCGTCACACACTTCGGCAAGTCGATGCTGTCCTCCATGTTCACGATGAAGTCGTGCTTGAAGCGTCCGACCCCGAAGCAGCCGCCGAACATCTTTTAAAAGTTATGACAACGCCGCCATCATGGGCAGTAGGGCTACCCCTTGCGGCTGAAGTCAAGATTATGGGAAGGTATGGTAAGTAAATGACCAAATTTAATCAATATCTTGCGTCACTGGCGCCCGAAGGCGAGACCATGCTGTTCGTCGAACAGGTGGTCAAGGCCGACGGCAAGACCTTCTGGATGCCCTACTACCCGACCAAGGACAAGGTGGGCGCGCTGTACTGCAACACCGCCAGCTTCATCATCGACCGCTTTACCAACCAGCGCAAGCCCAAGGCGCAAGCCGAGAACGCTGATCTAGTTGCGGTGCTAGTGCTCGACGACATTGGCACCAAGTCCAAGGCACCACCGCTGGAGCCGACGTGGAAGATGACCACCTCGGCGGGCAACCAGCAGTGGGGCTACACGTTCAACATCGACCACCAGCCAACCAAGAACGAGTTCTCCGCTGCGGTGAAGGCGATTGCGGAAGCGGGTTACACCGACGCAGGCATGACCAACCCCGTGCGCAACTTCCGCATCGAGGGGTCGGTCAACCTGAAAGAAGGCAAAGACAATTACGTCTCGTACGTCAGCGACTTTGACAAGACGCGCGAGTTCACGCTGGCCGACATCTGCGCCGCGCTTGGCGTGACCCCTGCCGAGGCCGACACCGCCGTTGCAGGCGGGATCAGGATCGAGGACGACGGGGCTGACATCGTGCTGCGCTGGCTGTCCGAGCACGATCAGGTGCTTGAGCCGACCAACGCTGAGAGCTGGACGGGGGTGATTTGCCCTAACTATGAGGAGCACACCACCGGCATAGAGGGCGGGCGCTACAACTCGATCACCCGCGCCTTCTCGTGCTTCCACGGCCACTGCGCGCACATTACCAGCGAGACCTACGCGCAGTACGTCGAGAACAACGGCGGACCGCACTACGACCGCGGTTACCGCAGCGATCTTGTGTTCGGTCGCCTGAGCGACAACCTGACCAAGGCGGGCATCGCACCGACCAAAGCCTATCCGAACCGCACCGAGGAGATCATCGCCGAGGTTGAGCGCAAAGAGATGGGGCGCACCGCCAAGCAGGCTTGGTTCGCACGGTTCGCTTATGTCCCTAGCGAAGACGCCTATTTTGACATAGAGGAGCGCGCGCTAATATCGCGGCGCGCGTTTGACGCCATGTTCCGCCACATCGAGTGCAAGTCAATCCACGGCGAGAAGAAACCTAAGATACCCGCGTCTTACTGCTACGACGAGAACAGGCAGGCGATGGGCGCGCATACGTTGGACGGGCTGACCTACGCTGCGGGCGACAGCGTGCTGGCGGTTGAAGAAGGCCGCGTCTACGGCAACCGCTGGATTGACAGCCGCCGCACAGGCGCGGGCGCCGACGTTAGCATTTGGATGCAACACGTCGAGCGTATGGTGCCCGACGCTGACGTGCGGGCGCATGTGCTTGACACAATGGCGTTCAAGCTCCAGACGCCTAAGAAGAAGATCAACCACGCCATCCTGCACTACGGCGTGGAAGGCGCAGGCAAGGACGCGATGTGGTCGCCGTTCTTCCACGCTATCGGGATGCGCAACGTGGTGGTCAACGACGTGGACCAGATCAGCGGCGATTGGGGCTATAGCCTTGAGAACGAGGTGATCGTGTTTAACGAGTTGAAGGAAGCATCCGCCAATGAGCGGCGCGCTTTGGCCAACCGGCTGAAGGGGCTGATCGCCGCGCCGCCGGACAAGCTGGAAGTGCGGCGCAAGGGCGAGCACCCCTACATGATCCCCAACAGGGCGTTTGTGATGGCGTTCACCAACCACCCCGCCGCTATCTCGCTTGCGTCTACCGACCGCCGCTGGATGTGTATCCACTCTGTTGCACCGCGCATGGAAGAGGCGGACGCCAAGGTGCTGTGGGGCTGGTACGAGCGCGGCGGTGGCTACGACGCGGTGGCGGGCTATCTATTGCGCCGCAACATAGCGCACTACAACCCGTCGGCACCGCCAATGGCGACTGACTTCAAGACCAACATGATCGAGATGGGCCGCGGCGACGCCGAGACCTATCTGCTGGACATGATGCGCAACTGTCAGGGTGAGTTCTCCAAGGGCGTTGTGGCTGGCCCGTGGAACCGGTTGCTTGACATTCTCCAAGGTGGGCTTGCTAACAACAAGCTGTACAAAGGCATTTTGATGGAGGCGTTTAAAGAGGCGGGTTGGGTTGACAAGGGGCTGATGATGTCCAAGCAGCACACCAACAAGCGTCACTTGTTCTGTCACCCCGACATGGCGGACAGGCCAAGCAATGAGCTGCGGCGGATTGTCGAGGAGCCAGTTGAGTTGAAGGTGGTGAAGTGATGCTTGAAAAGCAGATCGAAGCCTACCTTGTCAAGCGCGTCAAAGAGATCGGCGGCATACCGTACAAGTTCACGTCGCCGTCTAACCGCGGCGTGTCCGACCGAATTGTCGTGCTACCTAACGGCGTCGTTTGGTTCATCGAACTGAAACGCGCAGGGGGCAAATTGACCCGCCTGCAAGTGATGTTCGCCGAGACAATGCATACTATGGGGCAACGTTACGCTTGCTTATGGTCGAAAGAGGAGGTCGATCAGTGGATCAGCCAGCTCTAAGACCATACCAAGAGGACGCCGCCGACTTCTTGTACGAGCGTGACCGCGCGATGGTGCTGGCGCCTGTGGGTGCTGGAAAGACCGCCATCACCCTGACCGCTATCCGCGACTTGATTGCGGATGGTGTGATCAAGCGCGCGCTGGTCATTGCTCCGCTGCGGGTGGCGGTGTCGGTCTGGCACGCCGAGGCCAAGATGTGGGCGCCAGAGCTAAACGTCGGCGTTGCCTGCGGCGAGCCGCAGCGTCGGCACTGGACGATCCATAACCTAGAGCACCAGATTGTCACCACCAACTACGAAAACCTGATCTGGCTATCTAATTACGCGCTTAAGTTTGACCTTATCGTTTTTGATGAGTTGACCCGACTAAAGAACCCGTCGGGCGCGCGCTTCAAGGCGCTATCGAAGGTCATAGACCGCATACCGATACGCTGGGGTCTGACGGGTTCGTTTACCTCTAACGGGCTTGAGGACGTGTTCGGGCAGTGCAAGATCATTGACCAGAAGCTGTTAGGCCGCTCAAAAGGTGCGTTTATGCAACAGTACTTTACGCTGATCAACAAAGAGTACAACCAGTGGGCGCCGCTCCCTGACGCGCTGCCACAGGTCATGCGCCGCATCAAGCCCGCGACTTATGTGTTGGCCAATAACATGTACACGTTGCCAAAGCTCTTAGTGGTTGAGGTGCCGGTGGAGATGGCCGACCGCACGGCGTACGAGAACATGAAAAAGCACTTTGCGCACCAAGACATTGTTGCGCTAACAGCGGCGACGGTGACGCAGAAGCTACAGCAACTGTCGTCGGGCTTTGCCTACGACATCGACCAGACGGGGCGGTGGTACTCCACGCACAAGTTCGACCGGCTGGAGGAACTGCTAAACGAGAACCAGAACGCCAACACAATCATCGTCTACCAGTACAAGGAAGAGCTGGCCGAGTTGAAGCGACGGTTTAAGGTTGCGATATTAGAGAACGAGACCAGCATCGACAAATGGAACCGCGGCGAAACGCCGTTGCTGGCGGTCCACCCTGCCAGCGCTGGGCATGGGTTGAACCTACAGCACGGCGGCCACAATATTGTGTTCCTATCCCTGCCGTGGTCGCTTGAGTTGTTTGAGCAGACAGTCGGGCGACTGCACCGCAGCGGCCAGAAGTCGGACGTATGGTGCTACGTTATGCTAACCGACAACAGCATCGACGAGAAGATATGGATGGCGCTGCACGGCAAGAAGTCTCTTGCAGAGATTGCGCTGGAAGAGCTTAAGTCATAGCGACGGCGTGGTCTTTCACTTCCGCAACGCGTCGCCCCCACCCTTTGCCAAACGTGGCAAAGGTGGACAGTGACTTTAAGAAGTTGAGCCGCATGTCGCAAATGTCTTTGGCCAGATCGGCAGCGTTGCAAGCGTTGACGGCAGCCAAGGTCTTAGCCCCAATCATACCATCCGCAGGCACACCAACGGCGGACTGCAACAGTTTGGATGCTCTGCCAACGCCGCTGTTGACGGCCAGATCGAACACAGCATAGTCCACACCGTCCGGCAGCTCGTCACCGCGCACCTTGTCCCAGTACTTTGCTTTGTAGAAAGGTTTTACCGTGTCGGGCGTCAGCGCGCGCATGTCAGCCTCATCAACCGTATGCCCCACATACGCCTCCCACGCCTTCTGCGTCACACCGAGGTTGGTGCGCCCGCCGGGGTCAAGGGGGTTGTTGACGTACCCGCCTTCGTGGCGAAGCATCAGAGTGAAG